TACGGCAGGCGACCTGAATCTCGTCGTGAGACCAGGCGCAGAGGGCGTAGTCACCGTCCCAGCCGTGGCGCAGGCCGCGAGCCTTGAGCTCGGCCTCCACCAGCGTCACCCACAACTTGCACACGAGGGCACCAGCGGACTGGAGCAGCGTGTTCAGCGCGGAGTGCGAGGAGCGGATGTGGACCAGGCGACCATCGAGGCCGACCAGGTAGCCCTGGGTCTTGGCCTTGGCCTGCACTGCCTCCTTGAGGTGCTTCAGTGCTGGCAGGCCCTTGAGGAAGCGGGTCTTGAGGCGCTTGCCATCGGCGGCAGTGCCACCGACGATCAAACCGATCTTTGCGTCACCGGCCCCATAGAGGAAGCCGTAGATGAACGTCTTGGCGTTGGCCCGTGTTGGCAGGCCGGCGGCCTTCTGGTTCACCGAATGGATGTCGCCATTCAGCAGCACCTGGCCGTATTCGCCGTCGTCCCACCGCGCCATGTAGTGGGCAAGGCATCGGAGCTCTAGGCCTGAGGCGTCGGCACCGACCAGGAGCCAGCCTTGTGGGACTCCAAAGAGCGCACGGCACTCGGGGCCATAAGGAGAATCGGAAGCCGGGACTTGGGAGATGTTGGGGCGGGAGTGCGTGGCACGCCCAGTAACCGCGCCGTTTGGATTGATCGAGCCATGAATGAATCCTTCCTTTGTGACCAGCTTGAGCCAGGCGTTGTCGCCTTCGGACAGTTGCCCGAGGCGCTTGGAGACCATCAGGTATTCGCAGAGGAGTGGAGCCTCCGGGTAGGGGAGGTCCTTCATCACGTCTTCGTCCACCTTCGGTTTGCCGCCTTCGGTGAACTCCTCCGGCACCCACCCGCGCAGGGTGATCAGCCGGTTGGCGATGTGATCCCGTGACCGTGGGTTGAACATCACGGTCTGGGTGCGGGGCACAGGGACCCCGACGATGTAGCCCTTGGCCTTGTTGTTCCGCTTCGGGATGAAGTCGGGGAGCTTCACCTCCCACGGGGCGAAGGTCTCCTTGAGCTGTGCCTCCAGGCGGTCCCGGTGCGCGATCAGCTTGACGAGGAGTTCGGCAGCGGCTGGCTCGTTGAACCGGAAGCCGTTGCGCATCATCTGGGACATCACCCACTGGATCGCGTGCTCCAGGTCGATGGCTCTCTGGCTGTAGCCCTTGGCGAGGCATCGCTCCAGGAGCAGCGCCGTGACCTCGGTATCGCGCAGGCAGTAGTCGCACATCTCGGGCGTGCAGATGGCCCACACGTCCTGATCGTCCTCGGTCTCCTTCTTCCCGAAGTCGCCCTTCAGGAGGCCCAGACGCACACCCCAGGCCTCCAGCGAGTGGCGGCCGTAGAGGGCTCCGGGCAGCTTGCCCTTCTTCATCAGGCCGGCGTCGATCTCCTTGATGTGCGACCAGATGACGCGAGCCATCACCAGCGTGTCGAACACCCGGGCCTGGTCCACCTTGAAGCGGCCGGGGTACAGCTTCTCGACCACCGGATGGTCGTAGTTGATGACGTTGTGGCCGCCGATGTGGTAGCCCTCTTCGTTGTGCAGGCGGAAGAGTTCGGTGAGCCCTTCGAGGACCGAGCCGGCCCGCTGCGCGTACACCATGAGGTCGGTGTAGAGGCCTGCCACTCCGGTGTGTAGGTTCCGGAGACCCACGCAATGGATCGTGGTGACGGCATCGAGCAGGCCATTCGTCTCCAGGTCCCAGATGGCCCGTTTGATGTCGTTCATGGGGTTCCTTGGGTTAGGTGTCCACCCGGCAGGAGAGCTGGGCGTGTGCCCGGCCGCGCACCCCCAGCACGGAGGTGAGCTCGGTCAGCGTTGCGCTGTCCTGGGCCAGGGCGTTGGCGGCGAGGGAACACTCCCTCTCCGACTCGAAGCGGCCGATCTGCACGGGCGGCACATCGGGGTGTGTGATGACGGTCATCACGAGGACCAGAGGGAGGATCATTGCTTGCCTAGTGGGAAGGGTTAGGACGTGACAAGGCCTTTGGGCGTGTCGTCGTTTTCGAGGAGGGCCTTGAAGACTTGGCCCGAGGCCGTGTGGTAGGCGATCACGCCTTCCGGCTTCATCCAGCCGGGGACCGCAACACTGCCGTGCTCACGCAGCACCGCCAGGGCCTCATCCACGTAGCTGAAATCCGCGGTGGCGATGACCGGGACCGCCTCGCAGCAGGCCGGCGTGTTCGGGTTGTGCTTGCCCCAGCGGGCCGTGTTGAACAGGGCGAAGCGGCGCTCGGCCAGGCCGTAACCGCACTGGATGCCCTGGCCGTACCACTCACCGAAGTGTTGACCCTCGCCCAGCTTGAAGAGCTCCGAGGCGTTGGTCTGACACCAGGTGGCGAACCCGTAATTGTCCGTGGTCTTGCCCGGGGTGATCCAGCGGGAGCGGGATCCCACCAGCATCACGAGCTGCCCATCGGCGGATGTGGCGACCACGTTCGGGTTGCCCGCCGTCCGGTCATCCAGCGGAGTGATCACGATCTGCGCATTGGTGCCGTCGATCTTCTCGGTGAAGACCACGGAACGGCGCAGCCGAGGTGTCTTGGGGTAGGGAACGAACTGCATCAGCTCACCAGGGCCTTCACCTTGGCGGCCACGCGCTCAGCCTTCTGCGCATCCCACAGGGCGACATCGGCCTTGTGGGCGAGGGAGGCGGCGGATTCCTCGCGGGCGAAGCGAGCGGCCTCGGCCTTGTCCAGCGCCTTGTCGTACTTGGCGTAGGCGACCTCGCGGGCGGCTTGCAGCTTGGTGTCCGCAACGGCAACGTCGGTCAGTTGCTTGTCGGCGGCAGCGGCGAACGCGGCCTCGGACTTCGCGGTGAGGGCCTCGGACTTCTTGCGGCTCTCCACGGCGTGCGCTTCGAGTGCGGCCAGGGTGGCGGTGAGGTTGGACAGGATGGACGACAGGGTGCGGCGGAAGGTGAACATGGATGCGGCTTTCAGGCGAACTGGGGGAAGGTGAAGGAGTACTCGGCGTAGCGTTGGCCGGTGATCGGGTGGTACTTGAAGACCACGTTGATCTCGATGCCGGCGTCCCGCAGCTCGGTGATGCGGCGGGTCAGGCTCTGCACGGAGTGATCCATGATTGCCTCGCGCTGGGTGATGGAGCCAGCACGCTTGATGTGGTCGAAGACGACGCGGCCTTGCGGCGACAGGTTGGAGGGGTCGTACTTGGTGGGCATGTCAGAAGTCCGGGTTGGTGGTGGTGTCAGTGAAAGCGGGTTGTTCCTCCGGAGCCGCCGTGATGTAGAGGCGTCCGGTGTCCTTGTCGTATCCGAGGTAGAGGAGCTGGCCTGTGGCCTGCCCTGTGTAGCGGTCCTTGAGGATGCGAAAGCGGGTGGTCTGTCGCTCACGCTCGTCCTCGGCCTGCTGGTTGCGCTCCAGGCCGAACATGAAGTAGCTCCAGAAGCCGATCGCTCGGGAACCCTTGAAGTGCCGGATGGAGACCTGGCCACCCTCCTCGTGGGGCTTGCCCTCGGGAGTCGTCAGGTGGGAGACGAAGTGGATGATGATCTGGAGCTCGTTGGCGAGCCCTGCCATCTCCTTCATGATCTGCTCCAGGGACCCCTTCTCGTCGGCCGTGTCAGCCATCGCGGTGAGGTGGTCCAGGTAGAAGATCCGGATGCCCTCGGCGAGGGCCATGTAGCGGATCTTGGCGGCGATGACTTCCCAGTCGGTTTGCCCGAAGGAGTCGTAGAGGACCACCTTGCCGAGCATCTCGGCGACTGCGGCCTTGCGCTCCTCGGGGGTCCAGGTGCCGTCCGGTACGTGGAACCGTTTGCCCTTGTTCTTGCCGGCCACACGAACGACGGTCTCCTTGGGCTTCTGCTCCAGGAAGATCAGGCCGACCTTCTGGCCCAGGACGGAGATGTCGTAGTCGATCTGCTGGGTGAGGAAGTCGGTCTTGCCGATGCCAGTCCCAGCGCCGAAGCCATAGACCTCGCCCCAGCGGCGGCCGAAGGTGAGCTTGGTGAGTTCGTCCAGGAACCACGGGAGGCCCTGCTCGACCGGCTTGTCCAGCTCGCCCAGCAAGTCCTCCACCGTCACGAGGCCGTCCGGCCGGTACGGCTTGGCCTGCCAGATGGCCGTCACGATCTGGTCGCCCTGGCCCGCCTGAAGGAGCTCGTTGGGGTCCTTCATGGACAGCGAGGCGATCTTCACCTTGCCCACAGGGAACAGGGGGGCCACCTCTTGGACAGCCTCCTGGCCGGGGGCATCCATGTCGAACATCAGGATCACCTCCTCGAACTTGTCGAAGTATTCGAGGTGCTTCTTGATGATCTTGGCCGCGCCCTTCGAGCCTGTGGGGATGCTGATCACCGGCCACTTGTTGTTCTGCACCTGGCTCACGGTCATGCAGTCGATCTCACCCTCGGTGATCACGATCTTTCGACCCGAGCTCCAGTGCTTGGCACCGAAGAATCCGGTGGATTCGTCCAGGTCGCCGAGGACGCGGAAGTCCTTGTTCGGGAAGCGGACCTTCTGCGCGACCACCTCCCCGCTCGGTGCGTGGTAGGGCGCGATCTGCACGGTCTGCCCATTGAGCTCGCCGACCTGGTAGCCGAAGAAGCGGCACGTCTCTTCTCTGATGCCGCGCTTCAGGAGGTCGCGGTAATCGCCTTGGATCAGGCTCATGTTTTTCCTTGGGGACTTCGCCGGCTCGCGGGTGGTGCCGTCTCCGGGTTGCCAGTCGGTGCAGGCGTGGCAGTAGGTGTGCCCATCGGAGTACATACCTCCGGCATCGGAGGACCCGCAGGCGTCACAGGGGATGTGATAGAGGAAGTGCGACTCGCTACGCTCTACCACTGGTAGTTCTCCGCATCGAGGTACACCTGGGAGTGACGGCGGAGGTACTCACTCATGTCGCTCGCGGGCTTCAGCGGCAGGATGTCGCGGTGGCTTGCGCGGATGAAGCAGCGCCAGCCAAACTCGGCGGCCGGGGAGCCTCGGTGCTCGTCGGCCTGGTTGAATCGGTGCCAGCGTTGGGCCTGAAGGAAGCCGTGCTTGAACTGAGTCAGTGGGGCTCCCGAGAGCCAGAGGTACATGGGAAGATCCAGGCGGCACTGGTCGAACCGCTGGATGCCATTGACCCGGGGCACGTTGTCCGTGTGCCAATGCGGGATGCACGGGTACTGGCGTGGCATCAGCATGTGGACCTTCACGTCCCAGGTGAAGTTGTGGGGGTCGTCCGGGAACGTCGCCAGGATCGGAGCCAGCTCCGGCATCAGGTAGAGGACCGCAGTGTGGTGGGCGTGGTGGACCCCAGGGTGCGATTGGGACCAGTCGATGTCGAAGTGGGCGTTCATGGTGTGTGCCGGAAAAGGGAAAGCCCCCTCGGCCCGGAGGCGGAGGAGGCTTAGGGGGTTGGTGGCAGGAGGCTTAGATGCCCTGCGTCTTCAGCCACGCCTTCACGTCGAAGGAGGGGCAGGCCTTGGCGACCTTCGGGAAGTCCCGATGGCCCTGGATGACGGCCTTCGGGTACTCCGCACGGAGCTTCTTGAGCAGCTCGGCGAGTGCCTTGAACTGCTCGGGGGTGAAGTTGTTGGCCGGCTTGTTGGCCGCGTCCACGCCACCCACCAGGCAGATGCCGATGGAGTTGGCGTTGAAGTTCTCGACGTGGGCACCCACGGTGTCATTCGGGCGGCCGTGTTCGACCGTGCCGTCCGTCTTGATGACGAAGTGGTAGCCGATCATCAGGAAGCCACGTTGGCGGTGCCAGCGGTCGATGGTCTTGGCGTCGGTCGCCGGGTTGGGAGCGGAGGCCGAGCAGTGGATGGCGATGTAGTCCGTCGCCTTGCGGATGGAGAGGCCCGGGATGCGGGTCATTTGGATTCCTTGAGCCACTCTTTGGGAACCGTCTTGTCGGCGTACTGGAAGCCGTTCTTCTGGCACCAGTCGGCGTAGGTAGTGGCGGATCGCTTGTTGATCTTGGAGCGCGAGTTCGAGAAGACGAACCGTATGTCCAAGTGCGGGTGCTGCGCCTTCACGAGAAGGTGCTTCTGCCGGTCCTCGGTGAGGAAGCGTCCCTTGGATTCGATGATGATTCCGTTGGGGAGCTTGAAGTCGGGCGTGTAGGTCCGCTTCTTCGCGGGCTCTGTGAACGCGATCTTCGTTTCCTCGTACTCGAAGGAGACCCCCGCCGCCGTGAGCTGGGACGCGAGGGTTTCTTCCAGGCCGGAGCGGAAGCCGTGCTTCAGTCCGACCTGGAGGGCAGTGAGCTTGGCGGCGGGCTTCTTAGAAGTCTTCGCCACCAGCGGAGCCTTGCGAGGTGTCGCCCATCGGCGGGGTGTCTTCCTCGCCAACGTCGCCGGCCTCGTAGCCTTCCTCTTCGCCGAAGCCGTAGCTCGATGCCGAGCGGTTGCCGGGGCCGACCAGCTCGATGACCTGGGCCGCGCTCAGGCGCAGCGACAGGCCGGCCATGCCTTGGCCCGCCACGAAGTACGGGTTGGCCTGGAAGGCGATCTTGCCCTCGGTGCCACCGTAGATGGCGGTGCCGGCCGGCAGGGGCTTGCCCTTGGCGTCGAACAGGCCGATCTTGTTGAAGCGAACGTCGCCGGTCTTCTTATCGGTGATCTTGTACTTCGTCTTGAAGTTGAAGATCACGTTGCCGGTGGGCTCTTCGGTCTCGGTGTCGAACTCCTCCTCGTAGAACATCTGCTCCTTGAGGGCGCCCAGCTTCTTGCGCTGCGGCAGGGCCAGGGCGGCGAAGTCCTTCTTGCCCTGCTCGATGGCCGCTTCCCACTCGGGCGTCAGCTTGTCGATCATGGGCTGGGCGTCGGCCGCCGGGACCACCAGGCGAACCTTGAATTCACCATCGGGCTTCGGGAACTTCTCGTTGCCGTAGTCCGGCTTCGACAGGGAGGGGAACTTGAAGACGCCTTTCGGGGAGGTGTAGGTGGGGCGCTTCGGGAACTTGGTTGCCATGTGTGTTAGGCCTTCTGATTCAGGTGGGCCGTGTGCAGCGAGGGGAGGTCGTATCCCTGCTCGCGGAGCTCGGCGGCCAGTGCGGGGGAGATCCGCTGTCCGCTGCGGAGGAGCGCGATGGCGCGACCGATGGCGGATTCGTAGGCGGGGGCGGTGCGGGTGGTCGTGTCCATGAGTGGGTGCCGTTCAGTGAGTGGATGTAGAAAACCCCCAGGGCCGAAGCCGAGGGGGGTTGGGTGGGCGCGTTGTCCTATAGGTGCAGGTTTCAGGCGGACGCTGCGTTGTCCTTAGGTGCAGGTTTCAGGCGGCGCGGCATCTTGCCAACTGAGGACACTCGCCAAGTGGGAAGTATTCACGCAAAGCAAAAGCGCGACTCCAGCACTCCGGACAGGTCCAGAGTGCCACGGGTGGGCAGGGGCGACAGCTCGGCCCGCTTCTCGTCGGAGAGCTGGCGCACGATCTCGTCCCGGAACTGCTCCAGGACATCGACCTCGGAGTACATCTCCACGAAGGACTCCCGCACGATCCGGAAGAGGGCCTCGGTGTCGGCCGCAGTGGTCCCGAAGGAGTCGTGGATCATGGCGAACGAGTGGATACCCTCCTGGGTGGCGCGAACAGTGGTCAGCATCATGTGGGCAGCATCGCAGGAGTGGACGAAGTTCGGGCTGATGCCGTTGGCCTGCGCCCGGCGGTCCAGCGTGTCGGTGTTCTCGGCCATCGTGAGCATGACCGTGGTTCCCTGAAGGGCGGTCTCCACGCGGCGGCTCCTGGTGTCCCAGTAGGCCTGCATCACGGGGAACCCCACGGGGCTAGACCAGCGGATCGGCAGGCCCTCCGAGGACACCGCAGCGGCGGCCCCTTGGAGCCACTGCATGGCCTCAACGGACTTCACCAGGGTCACGGTCACGGCGTCCCAGATTTGGCCGGCCATGAACAGCGAAGCCTTGTAGCCGTCGCCCGCGAACGGGAACTTGGCCCGGTCCACCTCGCCGTTCATGGTCGCAGCCTTGAGGGCCGGGTCCAGGATGTCGGTCAGGAGCTGGTCCTTGAAACCGTACTGCTTCGAGCCGTAGGCCAGCGTCATGACCGACCGCTTGCAGGTCTTGCGGTTGACCCCGAAGGAGAGCCACTGGTCCGCCAGCTCGGCGTCATCCTTGCCATCTGGGGAGGGTCCGGACGCAATAAGGCCATTGAGCTGGTACGTCACCTTCCCGGCGACCATCCCGTACACATCCTTAGGGGTGTCCGAGGGGATCAGGTTGACCGCCGCACCGCCCACCTCATCGCGCAGCATGGCGGAGAAGTGCTGGAGGCCCGAGCACGAGCCGTCCAGGGCCACGGCCAGCTTCGAGACGAACTCCTCGCCGTGGTCCACGTAGCCCTTCCACTCGAAGCAGAAGGCCAGGAACTGCCAGGGCTTGTCGATCTTCTGGCCGGCGATCTCGGTCCGCCACCCGGTGTGGGCGAACGGGTCGGCCGCGCAACGGACGATCTCCTCCTCATTGTCCAGGACCCACTGCACCCGCTCCTCCAGGCTGCACTTGTCGTTGCCGGCCACGTTCGCGCCGTGCATCGCCAGCCAGGTCGCGCCGTGCTCGCCCAGGGGCTTGCCTCCGGCGAACCGGAGGAGGGCCTTCATGTAGTCGGGACCCTGCGGATTGAACGCGGGGACCGCATAGATGCGGCCACGGAAGTCCAGTTGGTACGGGAAGTAGATCCGGGGGTACTGGTTGTAGCGGGTCGCCACGTCCAGCGTGAAGGCCACGGACAGCCGCTTGCTGCGCTCCTGGGAGTTGGCCTGGTGGACCTTCGCGGCACGCTTGCGCCACTCCAGGCGGGCCTCCTCGTTGGTCTCGATGTCGAACGGCTTCGGCGGGATCTCCGCCCCCTCCCGGGCCGGCAGCTCGGCCAGGGCGTGGCCGCGCTCCCAGAACTCGGTCAGGACATCCAGCACCTGGGTGTTGATCTGCCAGGCGGTGCGCTGGAGGGAGTTCACGGACTCATAGACCACCGGCATCTCGGTGTTCATGAGCTCCTCGAAGTAGCCGGCCGAGGTGATCTTGACCAGCTTCAGCGGGCGGATGTCGGAGGACAGGTAGCCGCCATCGTGCGGCGTGGTCCAGTCACGCGGCTGCACCACCATTGGCTCGAACACTGGGCGCAGCATGGCTGTCACGCCGTGGTGACGCTCCATCTGGGCGAGCAGCTCCGGCGCGGCTGTGAGGATCTTCTGGGTGTTGTGCTTGCCGAGCTGCTGTGTCTCGACGGTGAACCACCCCAGCGTGGAGATAGCCAGGTCGATCAGCTTCATGCCGACGTGCATCCGATCGGTCTCCGGCCACTGGTCGAACTCGATCACCTCATTCGCCCGGCGGATGGCGTAGATCCGCTTGTAGTGCTCGGACACCCGCAGCTTGGCCCCCTTGACGATGCTGTCGTAGGCCTTGCGCTCCTTGGCCCGCACGTCGGCCAGTCGGATCTCGTCCTCAATGGCGGTGCCCAGCTCCCGGGCGGCACGTTGCACCACCACGGGGGTGGACACGCGGCCCAGGAGCTTCTTCAGGGTGATGAACGAGACCACCGTAGGGTCGAAGTCGCGCAGGTACTTGAAGGCGATGTTGCGCTTTGAGGCCCGGCCGGCGGCGGTCTCGGCCAGCCAGTCGCGGATGGCGGTGGCGAGCTCGGCCGTGCGGTGCTTGATCAACGTCTGGGAGGCGCTCAGGGTGTCCTCGGTGCCGGACTGCTTGGCCTCGGTGACGGCCTTCATGTAGCGGTCCATGCCGCGCTGGGTCATCTCGGACTCCAGGCGGAGCTGCACGTCGATCAGGGTCTCGTCGGTGTGGGTCATTGGGGGTTCCTGCGGGGTGTAGTGGTCAGGGATGGTTGACAAATGGGAAGGGTCTGGGCGTGGCTATGCCCGGAGCTCGCTCATCAGCGGCCCCAAAAAATCTGAATGAGCCAGGACAGGAGGCTGGCGAGGCAGATGGCGAGGTAGGCCAGGCAGAACCGCCGGTCATTCATGGGGTGGCCTTGTGGTGGTCATCAGGGGGGTCCTTAGGAGTTCTCCTGGAGGTATCTCCATAACCAGTCTCCATAAGAGAGTCCCTTTAGAGGCTCTCCTATAGGTGCAGGGTTTAGGGGTCGTGCCACATTCCATGGCACGCATTCTCCCGTGTCGGGAATGGTCCCGGAAAGGCGAAAGTACCCAAATGGAGATCTATCGGGGCCGCTTGGAGTTCCGCGAGAGGAGACCCCGAGGGCTAAGGCATTTGCCTACTGGCGATGGTTGCCGATGCGGGAGATTTAAGGGCGAAAAAAAGCGCAGATTTTGAGTCCCATCCCGGCCAATGTGGCACGGTCCGGCGCTCGTAAGTTGTTGATTCGTATGGAGGTGGGGGTGTCCCAGGCGGTGACACTTGCCAAGTGGTGACAGTCGGTGCCACGGGGTTGTGGCACGGTGGCACGCCTATGTGGCACGGCGATCCTTGAGGATGCGGAGGTGGGCCGTCCCCTGCTCCCGGCCGGTGGAGGTCGTCCCGAGGGGATACGTGGGGGTGTACCACTCGGCGTAGTTGAGGGCCTTCGCGTACCGGCGCTGGGCCTCCGTCACCTGGGTGCCGGGGACTCCGAAGACCAGGGCAGCGCGGGCGGTGTGGATGTCGATGGCCTTGCCCCGAGGGCGAATGTGGGCGGCCCAGGCGAGAGTGCGCAGCTCCAGGTCCGACAGGTCCATGTCGGGGAGGGGGTGGTTCATAGTGTGGGAGGTTGGTGCCCGGGGACGGACTTGAACCGTCAAGCCTTGCGGCGCTGGATTTTGAATCCAGTGTGTTTACCGATTTCACCACCCGGGCAGGGGAGGGTTGGAGTTTACCGCTTGCGCGAGGCAATGGCCGGGATGCACAGGCCGTCGCTGTCGGTGGGCGAGGGACCCAGCCGGGCCACGCAAGCGGCCTGACTGGGGAGCACGTCAATGACCTTGAGCTCCCCGGAGGTGGTCAAGACCACGAGGAGCCAGAGGGTGCCGAGGGTGTTCATTGGTCTCCAGGCGTCTGAGAGTCAAACGTCTGATGCGGAGTCCCCAACACGCCAGCATTGCGTTCGGCCAGGAGCGAGCGCACCTTTGGCAGGTTGATCCAGCCGCCATCGGTGCGAAGGTCGGCTGGATCAAGGTCGGGCAGCAGGAGCTTGAGCAGCTCGTCCGCGTCGGCGCACTCGCGCTTCCAGCCAAGCATCATTCCGTCAGCCATGCTTCACCTCGAAAAAGATGCGCCACTTCCACACGGCGAGCGTCCAGCCTGCATCGGCATCGCGGCGCAGGTAGAGCCGCGCCTGATTGAATTTGTCGATCTTCAC